AAAAAAGGACAAGAATAAATGTCCAAAACGCCTTTTTTGATTAGATTTTATAAGCTCAAAAAAAACCGATTTTCGGTTTAGATGTTAATGGTCTAATTTATATTTTCAATAATATCATTTTACTCCAACCATTTTTTTTAAAAAATCAGTGAGTTTGATTTTCTGGAGTTTTTTTCTTGCGATATATTAAGGGAAATGACTGACAAAAAAACCCCAAAAAACCCCAAAAAATTTACGTGTCAAAATTGTGACTTTGAATGTATTAACAAAAAAGACTATATGCGTCATTTATCCACTCGTAAGCATAAAATACTTACAAATACTTCTCAAAAAAACCCCGAAAATATAAATGAAAAATTAATTATTTGTGATTGTGGAAATTCATATAAACATCGTCAAAGTTTATATAATCATCAAAAAAAATGTTCTTTTATAAATGAAGATTATGAAGAAAAAGAAACTAATAATAGTAGTAATGGTGGAAATGGTGGAATAGATAAAGAAATACTTTTGCAAGTAATACAAAACCAAAATAATTTGCAAAATATAGTTATGAAACAAACTGAACAAATTAGCGAAATAATCCCCAAAATAGGAAACAATAATAATAATACAAATTGTCATAATACAACAAATAAATTCAATATGCAAATATTTTTGAATGAAACGTGTAAAGATGCAATGCCATTGGTTGAATTTATTAATAATTTAAAATTGTCGGTTGAAGATTTAGATAATACAGGTAAGGAAGGAATAGTAAAAGGATTAACGGATATAATCACAAAGGGGTTGAATGAGTTAGATGTTACAAAACGTCCAATTCATTGTAGCGATATAAAACGCGAAACTTTATATATTAAAGATGAAGACAAATGGATAAAAGATGATAAAGACAAGTCAATGGTATCACACGCAATAAGAAAAGTTAAGCGCGATGCTGATAGATTCTTTCCAAAATGGTTGGAGCAACACCCGAATTGTTGGGAACAAGAAAGTCCTTATCATGAACAATATATGACAATGGTAACAAATAGATTTGGAAAAGGTGAGGAAAATTTCCAAGAAAAGAATACAAAAAAAGTAATAAAAAATATAGCAAAAGAAGTCATTGTAGATAAAGATGATAGTTAATTCATTTAAACTAATAGACTTTCAATTTTATTAATATTTAATTCAGGTAAAATAGCGTGTGATTCCCAAAAATATTTACAATATAACCATTTAAAATCATAGTTAAATTCATTTTCATTTAAATATTCTAACGCATTATTGGGTATGTTATTTGGTAACAAATCATATGATTCTGGCGGAAGAACATATACAAGTTGAGTTAATGGTGAAACACATTTACTAGAAACATTTTTATCAGAAAAAAATGAAGTTTCAAAATATGGTATATTATTATATAAATCTTCAAGTAATGGAGCATAATTATAATTATATTTCCAAGATTTATCAATACAACCTTTTGTATAATATGCAAATGTCCATTCAAGTGCTTCTAAGAAATTAGTGCATATTTGCTTAATTCTAGCATCATTATATTCAATATTAAAACAGGTTGAATAATAACGTGCTTGCCAATTATCTTCATTAGGATTTATAAATATTTCTTGTTCTCTATTTTGGGTAGGTATATTTAATATTTTTGTTTTAATTTCTTCTTCATTATTTGTTGGATAAAATCGTTTAGATAATTTTTCTCTTTCTTTATTTTCGTGAATAAACATATCTCTTTCCATAAGCTGTAATTTTGAAATAAATTTTCTAACATTTTTCCATTGTATAGTATTGTTTTTTGTTAGAAATAAACAATTTTTTGAAAGTGTTTCACAATAGCAATCTTGCAATAAAAATATACCATTTTTTCTAATATTTAAACTAGGAAAATGAGGCATAAAATCATTGCCTAGAAAGAAGCATAAAAATATGTAATCATTTAATATATCATTATTTAATTTTTCACTTGTTTTATTTGTAATATTGTATTGTATTTGAAATCCAAGTTCATTAATATCAAGTAAATAATGTTTATTAACTTCTAAACTTGAATCAATACTTTTAATAAACTCCGGTGTTTCTCTGTAAAGATAAATATTATTGCAATAAGGTAAGTGACAAATACTTAACATGATTAAATCAGCATCCAGACCATATATTAGTGTGTTTTGATTTAAATGATTATTATTTCTTACATAATCAAAAATTTTATGTTCACCTTCTCCCTCACTAGAACAACCGGAAAAAATGAATTTATTAAGGAATGAATTATTTTTTTGAAATACTTTAAAATGATTTGATATGTATTTATCAAGATTTATCATAAATTCTGTTCCAGGTGTGATAGAATTTGTAGACCATTTTGTATTATCATAAATTTCAAATTGTTCAAATAGTTTTTTATTAAAAACTGATTTAAATCTTCTCTGTCTTTGCTGTTCTAATTTAGCATTTGGTGCAACACCATCAAATGCCAAAAAACAATTTGTAGCATTTAATGAAGTTATAATTTGTTCAATCTTTTCACACGATGTTTTATAAATTAACATTTCAAATTGTTTTTTATTTTTAAATTCATCTTTTATTGAATAAAATGAGTCATATATAATAGAATTAGCATCCATATATAAATTATGAACTTTGAAATTATCCTGATTATATGTTTTAATAATTTTGCGATGCTCTTTAATAATATGTGAAAAATAACTAGGTATTCCCATTATATAGTTAATGTATAATGTGTCTATATTTATTTTTTCAATAATAAATAAATACTTGTTAAAAAGTTAAGAAGAAAATAATATTTTCTTTATAGGAATATATCAACAAAGAAAAATGAATATGATTGATATCAAAAATTTGGAAGACGACGTATGTAAAATAGTAATGCTTGTGGATAAGTATCAAGAAATTATTATTAGGGTTTTTAACAATATAAATAAAAGTAAATTAAATAAAATAATATCAATAAGTGATTATGAAAATACATTAGAAGAAATAGATAGTATTTCATTAAAATGTAATATAATAATTGATAATGTTTATTTTACCGAAGATAAAAAACAATTATATACTAAATTACAGGAAGTAAATGATTCTTTATCATTAATAATGAAAAATTATGGCACAATTAAATTGAATGATTTATTATTTGTTTGTTTTGGATTAAGCTACATAAATAGTTTATCAGAAGAAAACAAGGAATTTTATGATGAAATATTACAAAATAATTTTACAGCTATTGGATACAAAACAATAAGTTGGAGTAATTTAAAAGAAAAAACAATAAAATCTAGAAAAGCGAATTCAATATTTGAAGATTTTAATATAGCAGAAGATTCAGCAACATTAGACGTATTTGATTTAGGTAAAGAAACAAAAGAAATATTTTATTTAAAATTATATGGTACAAAAATATGTTTCAGAAATGAAATATCACAAGAAACATTAATAGTAAGGGGGTATTTTGATAATACACCTGTAAATTATATTCAAAATAGAAGAATAATTACAAATAGAAATGAAATATTGGAAAATATACCTGAAAAAAGTGATGTAGATAACAATTATAAATCGTTTGAAACATACGTTTCTTCATTATTATTGAAAGATTTATTAATAAATAAAGCAACTGATCATTATGAAATATTTACAGGTTATATGCATTCAGTAAAAATTTTGAAAAAAAAATCAATATCTAAAATTTGCCGTGAATTTATGGGTTTGGATTTTTTCGAGCAAAGAGAAATAATATATCAGTTATTAATTTTTTCTGAAGATTTTGAATTACAATTTATTGCATATTTATTGTATGATTTATTGTCTTTTAATAATTCTAATGAAGAAAGTGTTGAGCAAGAATTATTATATGATAGTTTACCTAGTGTAATTAAATCACAATTTAAAGGAGCAATGAAAGAAACAATAAAATATACAACAAGATTAACAAATCCAGATATACAAAATAGTTTACCTATAGAACAACGTATTTGCTTATTAAAAACAAATGATAATGTTAAAGAAAAAGCTATGACAAAGTTAAAAGAATTAAAATCAAAATCTGAAGATTCTGGTTCTAAAGCAAGGCAATATTTAGATGGTTTGTTAAAAATACCATTTGGTTTATATAGAGAAGAACCAATTATGGAAATAAGTAATTTGAATATAGAATTATTTAGGAATTTTATACATAGCGATAATTATGATAAAAATATATTAAAATTACACAAACAAGATACATATAATCATTCTGAAGTAATACAAATATCAAAAAAGTATTTAAAAAATAATGCAGAAAAATCTACTAATAACAAAGTATTTAATATTAATACGTGTTATGAAAAAATAAATACTATGTCAGGAATAGAAATAATAAACTTATTTATGAAAATAGAACAAAAAATAAATAAAAATACAGAAATTGTAACAATACCTTACTATTCTAATAATTTTACTAGTTCGGATTTACGCGATTGCTTAACTAGTTGTATTAATGAACATAAAAGTATAAAAGCATTTACTAAATTTTTAGTTAATGAACTTAATTTAGTTTTTAAAAGTGAAATGTTGAGTGATTTGCATAAAATATCAGATAATACAAAAGTAATAAATGATTATTTTCATAGTGTTAGGAAATCATTAGATGAATCAGTTCATGGTCATAAAAATGCGAAAAAACAGGTAGAACGTATTATAGGTCAATGGATAAATGGTGAACCTAATGGTTATTGCTTTGGGTTTGAAGGTCCACCAGGAACAGGAAAAACGTCATTAGCTAAACACGGAATATCAAAATGTTTGAAAGATGGTGATGGAAATCCTAGACCATTCTCATTCATCGCAATTGGTGGTTCTTCAAATGGTAGCACTTTAGATGGTCATAATTATACATATGTTGGTTCAATGTGGGGTAAAATAGTAGATATATTGATGGAAACAAAATGTATGAATCCCATTATTTTTATTGATGAAGTTGATAAAGTAAGTAGAACGGAAACAGGAAGAGAAATCATAGGTATTTTAACACATTTAGTAGATCCTACACAAAATGATACATTTCAAGATAAGTATTTTTCGGGTATTGATTTAGATTTATCAAAAGTATTATTTATATTTTCATATAATGATGTAGATTTAGTAGATAGAATTTTACTTGATCGTATACATAGAATTAAATTTCAACATTTATCAGTTGAAGAAAAATTAACAATTACCCAAGAATATATGTTACCCGAAATATTGAAAAAAATGGGACAAACTGGCAATATAACTATAGCAAAAGAAGTAATAGAATTTATAATTGAAACGTATACGTGTGAAGCGGGTGTAAGAAAATTAAAAGAAATTATATTTGAAATAGTAGCTGAAATAAATTTAGAATTTTTACATAATACAGAAGAACGTGAAATACCTTTTGAAGTTACTATTGATATAGTTAAGCAATGTTATTTAAAAGATAGACCTAAATCAAAGAAAAAGAAAATACATAGTGAAAGTCGCATTGGTATAATAAATGGTTTATGGGCAAATGCTTTAGGTATGGGTGGTATTATACCTGTTGAAATGAAATTTGTTCTAAGTGGAAATCCATTAGATTTAAAACTTACTGGTATGCAAGGTGATGTAATGAAAGAAAGTATGAATGTAGCAAAAACTTTAGCGTGGGATTTGACACCTTTTGCAAAACAAGAACGTTTATTGAAATCTTTTGACGCATCAAAAACACAAGGTATACATATTCATTGCCCTGAAGGTGCTGTTCCAAAAGATGGACCATCAGCAGGAACTGCAATTACTGTTACTTTATTTAGTTTATTAAATGATATTAAAATTAAGAATACTGTTGCAATTACAGGTGAAATAGATTTACACGGAAATGTTACTGCTATTGGTGGTTTAGATTTGAAAATATTAGGAGGAATAGATGCTGGCGTAAAAGAATTTTTATTTCCCGAAGATAATATAGATGATTTTAATAAATTTAAGGAGAAATATGGTGATAAAGAAATAGTAAAAGACATATTATTTCACCCTATTACAAATATTAATCAAGCATTAGAATTCGCATTAGAAAAATAATATAAATATATATTATTACAATGCCAAAAGAACAAAATACAAGTTTAATGAGTAAAATAAATTATGCTTGGCAAACATTTGCGTTATTAACACCCATATTTATGGTACTTAATATTTTATTGGATTCCGTTGTTTATAAAAATATGCAAGGTGTAGTAATATTTTCAGTAATTATATTTATTGTAATAGTAAATGAATTATTATCAAGTTTTAATATTTTAAATGCTGTAATACCAGAAGAAAGAAGTTTAACTTGTGGAATTTTAAATTTTAATAGAAATTATTATATGATGAATAGCACTATTATACTAAGTTTTGTATTAGCATTTTATGGATTAAATATGTTTTTTTATAAAAAATTAAATATTATATATTTAGCATTGTTAAGTTTTTTTCTATTTATGGATATAACTTACTATGTTCTCATATGTAGTAAAGGTGTTAATATTTTTAAACACATATTTGCCAGTATAATTTATGGTGGGGCTATTGGTTTAGCTTGGTCTTATTTCCATTCAATAATTTTTACCGAGAATGATAAAAAATCTAATCCTAATATTGGTTATACTTATAAGGTTTATAATAATGGTCAGGAAGTAGCATCTGGTAGATAATCATAGAATTTTTTAATTTATAAAATAAAAATTTTTTAATTTATAAATTATATTACAGAATCTTGTTCAAATAAATGAAGATTACTCTTCATCCATTTAATAGCATTTTCAATAAATACATTTCTACTAAAACTAGATGTCATTGCTACAATATTTTTAATACTTGATGCTTTTGTCCATTCAGCGTAATATTTGTTAAATGATTTTTTTATATTAGTATTTTTGTATTTATTTAATATTGTAATATCCGCTTTTTTAAAATTTGGATTTTTTTTATTTATTCTACAAGAAACATCATTATGAAAATTAAAAAATATTTGTATTAATTGATTTTTATTTTTCAAATTATTAAAATTTAATTTTAAAAAATGTTCTCTTGCGTGGAAACTACATTCGGGACAAGGTAAATTACATAATATTTGCATTAAAAACTCATATATTGAATTCTTATTCATAAGTAATTTTTTTTCGTCAACTCTTTCACAAAAAGTATGTAAAAAATCCCATATTGCTGGGCCCCATTCTTTAATCATAATAAGATATATTACATTAATATAAAATATTAATAAATAAAAACAAATTAATAAAATTATTATAACTATAATGTCTTTAATGTCAACAATAGAGTTTAATAAACTCTTAAATGAAGATTCAAATAATGAGATAGATGAAAATAATTTTAATTGTAATGAAATATGTTTAATAAGTGGTGAAAAATTAACAGAAAATTATACTACTCTATCTTGCGGTCATAAATTTAATTATATACAAATATATAATGAAGTTAAATCATATAAATCAGGTAAACATAATTTATTAGTAAATCAAATAAAATGTCCATATTGCCGTAATATAGAAAGTAAAATACTTCCTTATTTTAAAATGAATAATGTTTCAAAAATTTATGGTGTAAATTATCCAATGAAATATTCGTTAATGTTGAATACGTGTAAAATAATAATGAAAAGTGGAAAACGAAAAGGTGAACTATGTGGACGTATGTGTAATGGATTATCATGTTGTTATCATAATAAAACAAATACAACAAATACAACAAATACAATAAATAAATAATATAAAAATGATTTTGTATACTAAATATATGGGTGACAATTCAAAAGATCAATTAATTACATCAATTAAAGAATATGTTTCTTTTGATAGACAAATAAAAGAAAGACAAAATGAAATTAAAGTTTTAAAACAAAAACAAAAGGAAATATCAAATAGTTTAATGGAAGTAATGCGGTCAAATGAGATAGATTGTTTTGATATAAACAATGGTCGCATTTTATATAAAAAATCAAAAACAAAGAAGGCAATTAGCAAAGGATTTTTAAATGAAGTATTAGAAAAATATTTTAATGGTGATCGTGATAAAGTAGAAGATTTAGGTAAATATATTTTAACTAATCGCGTTGAAGTTGAACGGGAAACTATAATGTTAAAACCAGATAAAATTTAAATGATGAACACGTTGAAAAATAAGAAACAATAAAGAATAAATGGAAAAATAATAATAATAATAATATATATATATACAATTTATGTCAGAATTCTCGTCCGCCAAACCACCATCGGAGAAATCCGAACCACCATCGGAGGAATCCGAACCACCATCGGAGGAATCCGCTGAAAAAAAGGTTGTCGAAATAATAGGCATTAATTCAGAAGATGAAGATTTGAAAAGTATGGTAAATACAATGGTAAGTGATACAAAAACGAAGGTATTAAGTACACAATATACATTGGAAGTATTTATTAATATTTTAATAAATGCATTAAAGTCGGAAACTATACCAACTAGTCGTACCGCACGAGCCATTCGTGACCTGAGAGATGCTCTAATAAAAAATCCTAATATTGTCTTGGCGCAAAAAATAATAAAAACACTTGAAAATAAAGATAAAAACGATAGTAAAACAAAATGGAATCAATATTTGGAAGACTTAAAAACAAGTTATATGTGCTTAGAACTGAATAAAGATCCAAATGAACAATATAAATTTAGAGTTCTAGCACCCCGTCTGGAGGGAGTTGCAGCTCCAGGACATCATATACGTTTAAATGCATATGACGTATCCGAATTTTTAAGTGGTATAGAGAAGCATATAATTAATGTAGCAAATAATCATTATAATAAAATTAACTATCAACTTGGAGGAAGAAAATATAATAGAAGAAAACATAAGAAGAAATCTCTTGTAAATAAGAGAAAAACTAAGAAGAATTCTCTTATAAAGAAGAGAAAAACTAAGAAGAGAAAAAAATTACCTTCAAAAAAAAAGAAAAACTAGAAAAATCAACTAATAAAATTATTATTGGTATGAACCAATAATAATTATGGGGCGGAGGACAGCAACTTAACATTCTAATAACGGATTGAATTTAAATATTAATTCCTGTTTTGATATGGATTTAGGACCGACTGTATTGTTAAAATCATATGTGATTGTATATAAGTTATTTATATTATCAGTTATAGTTTTTCCATTAGTAAATTTTATAAAATAATGTGATTGGATACTTTTTTCATCAATTTTTCTATCTATTGTTCCAGCATTAACACCAACACGACGAAATGAAATATCTGGATTTTCTGTTTTTTCAACAAACATAAAATTAACTGGTTCTAATTTTTCATTTACAACTCTATTAGTTGTTTTTTTTTCCCAAATTTGAAATATACAAGGAACATTATGTTCTACACCATCTACTAAAAATGATTTATCAGGTAAATCTATTTCAAATATAAGATGAAAATTTAATGGAAATGTTTTTTTTAAGCTATCTTTTTTGAAACTTTTAGGTAATATAAATGAAACACTATCACAAAATTCACAAGATTTTTTTATAAATTTAATTGCTAATGAAGATTGACGACCAAATGGAGGATTACCTATTATATGTATTTTACTAAAAGTTTCCTTGATACTACCATAGTCAAATAGCAAATAATCTTGTTTTATTATTTCGTTATTATCTGGTTCTAAATCATAAAATCTAAAATTACTTGATAATGATTTAATGCCTGTAATAAAAGAACCATTACCTGCACTTGGTTCTACAATTAAATCATCAGTATTTAGGTGTATATATTTTTTAACGAGATTTAAACACAACTCTACAACAATATCCTTTGTGTAATATTTATCAATAGTATTACGATTTAATCCTTTTGTTTGTTTAGTTTCCATATTAGGTATAGTTTGTTGTTCGGTTGAATTGATAATATTTAAATCATTTTTTTCTTTATTTATAATTGTATTTTCAGAAATTATAGCGTTAAGTTTATCTTCAACCGCTTTATCAATTAATACCTTAATTTTATCGGCATTATTTTCGCACATATTTTTTCGTTTTTGGTGTTGAGTATAATGTGATTTTTGGGTGAAAGTTTTATAACATTTGTCGCAACTATAATTAACCATTTTAGTTATATACGATATTAATATTTTATTTTTATATATTAACTAAAAATTAACTAAAAATTAACTAAAATAGTTATTCCTAAATTATTCCACTTAAAAATACAAATTTACATTTTAACTAATCGCGTTGAATTTGAACGGGAAACTATAATTTTACAACCATATAAAGTATGAAAATAAATTGATTTATTGTATCAATTTATTTTTAACTAAAAACAAACAATTAAAAATGAATGTATTAAACTCAACTTATTCTGTATTTTCGTGTGATAATGAACAACAACATAGTAGCACTAATAATGAAAAACGGAAAGCTTTAAAACGATTAAGAGAAATTCAAAAATTGGAGAAATATTTAAATGAAGGTAACAAATTAAATGATGAGCAGATAGAAAAAATAAAAAGTAAGTTTTATTGGGAAAAAAAAATAAATCCACAAATTCAAGAACCTATTTTCACTACATCCAAACAAACTATATACGAACAAAAAAAGAATTTAAAAAAGCAAAAGGCAAAACTAGAAAAAGAAGGGAAGAAAAAGAAAAAGCTATTATTTGAACAAAGAAAAGAAGAACACCAACAAAAAGAACGACACGAAAGAAAAAGAAAGGAAATTGAAGAAGAAAAAGAAAGAGAAAGAAAGGAAATGGAAGAAGAAAAAGAAAGGGAAAGGAAGGAAATTGAAGAAGAAAAAGAAAGGAAAAGAAATGGAATGGAAAAACATAAAAGAATGATTATTTATAATGTGTTAAAAGAAGAATTTTACAAAGAGTCTTTAAATATTGGGGAAAAAAAGGCGCGCAAAAAAATGTGGCTTAAAAATCATCCCGATAAACATCCACAAAGTGAAAAAGAAGAATGGAATTTGAGATCAAGTATTTTAAATAATATTATTAATTAAATTTGGAAATAATAATATAAAAAAATGAAAATAAATTGATTTATTCTATCAAATTATTTTTAACTATATAAACAATTAATAACAATATGGAAATTGCAAATATTATTGATACCCGTGAATTAAATGGCGATTTTTCTGTCATAAATTTAAAAGGAAAAATAATTAATGATATTGATATTAAAGAACAAAAAAAAATGGAAAAAGATAGATTAAAGGAGGAAAAAAATGCTCTAAAAGAAAAAGAAAAAGAAGAAAAACTTATTGCTAAGGAAAAGGAAAAGGCCGAAAAAATTGCTGTTAAGGAAAAGGAAAAGGCCGAAAAAATTGCTGTTAAGGAAAAGGAAAAGGCCGAAAAAAATGCTGCTAAGGAAAAGGAAAAAGCAGAGAAAATTGCTCTAAAAGAAAAAAAACTTATTGCTAAGGAAAAGGAAAATGTAGAGAAAATTGCTGCTAAGGAAAAGGGAAAGGCAGAGAAAATTGCTGCTAAGGAAAAGGAAAAGGCAGAGAAACTTGCCGCTAAGGAAAATGAAAAGGCAGAGAAAATTGCAGTTAAGGAAAAGGAAAAAACGGATAGAATTTCTGTTAAAGAAAAAAGAAAACTGGAAAAACAACTTAAGGAAAATGATGTTAATAAAGACTTAGGAACAAAGAAAAAGGGACGACCACGTATAGAATATAATGTTAAAATATTAGCTAATTCTCAAGAAATTAAAAGTGAAAATGAAGAAGAATCAAATGAAGAAATGTATGAATATTTAGAGGAAGAAGAATATTGTATTCAAATAGAGATTGATGGTATAAAATATTATAAGGATAGAAATGGAATAATCTATGATTTTGATACCCATGTAGAGATTTAAAATTAATAAAATTATAGGAAAAAAAAATCTAATGGTAAGTATATAATATGCCAGGAATTAGAAGTAATCGTTTAATAAATCGCGCCACATGTGGCGGTGACAAAAAGGCAGGTTTAGTGCCTCGTGGTGGTTTTATGATGAGTGGTGTAAATCACGGAACAGTATTAAGCCGTGAATCATCAATTGATGGTGGAAAAATGCCATACTCTTGCGTCGCATCAACAACACGTACAAAGGTAAGCTTTCCTTACTCATTAGTATAAATATAAATAATAATAATAATAATAATAATAACTAATTTTTGTTTATTATTATTAGAGAAAAAAGGAGTAAAACAAAAGGGTGAAAAAAAGTGTGAAGTGAATGTGCGAAAGTATATAAAATGTAACTCAAATTATACTGCAAGTAGTGTAGTGAAATTGTGGAGTGAATAATATACAATAAA